TTACTCACGCCCGTAGACGTTGTTCTCTTGCTCTTGAACTCGGATAAACGTTGTACGCTTAGTTAGCTCGCGAAGCTCCGCCGCGCCTACGTAGGTACAGGTTGAGCGCACGCCGCCGAGAATGTCTTGAATGGTGCCGTGTACGCTGCCACGGTATGGTAATAGTACGGTTTTTCCTTCGGCTGCACGGTAGCCTGCTACACCGCCAGAATGCTTGTCCATCGCGCTCTTCGATGACATGCCGTAGAACATAAAACAAAACTATAAAAATCATTTAAAATCATATAAATAACAACAAACCATTGTTTAAATAATCAGCTAAAATTGAGATTTTACGCCTATAAATACCGACCAAAACCGACCATCGCCGCCATTTTTGCCGCCACTTTATGACGGAGAAGATTCCATACCTATCTTAAAAAATCCTGCTTTCCTTCACCTCTTCGTAACCACTTTTTTCTTTATCACTACCCTATTCAACCCATGTAAAAAATTGAAAAACTGTTTTTGCTGTCAAATCCTCTCTATCCCTTGCTGTTCTTGGCTTTTCCAGCCTATCGGCTGATCGTCATTTTCTGGCGCATGATCATTAAAACCGTGACGGAATCCGTCAACGCTTCATATATTTCAATCACTTAATAAAAATCTCATGATCATTTCTGATCGTCATTTTTGCAATTAACTGAAAAAAATTTCAATTTTCGAAATTTTAAAAAGGCGGTTTTAAGGCACTTTCGACGGCTTGCGGCATCGTCCAGCCCCCTTGCTGCATAAGGTTTTGCGGTTTATTACCGTTTCTATGGCGTGTGGCGTTTTTCGCTAAACCAAAATTTCGAAAAAAGTGATCCAAAAACCGCGCGGGCGGGTGTAGAGGAGCGCGGATTCCGTGGGTCAAAGGGTCGATTACGTGGCTGTATGCGCTTGGGTGTGGCTTGGGTGGGGTGTTGTGCTGTGAAGTGGTGCGTTGCAGGCAAAAAGAAACGCAGCGGTTAGGCTGCGTTGTGGTGCGTTTGGTTGGCTACTGCTTTGTTATCGGGTCTAGCCTTGCTTTGAGCTGGGCACTGTCTGAGCCGTGATCGCTTATATCACTCGCTTGGTTTGGTGCTGCGGTGGCAGCAGGTCCCGCCATCACGCCGCCGTGGGTGTGAGTTGCGAGTGTGTCGGCTAATTCTTTTACCACTTGCATCAGTTCTGACAGCAGAATGAGTACGTTCTCCTGCTTCGAACCAAGCCATGTTTTGGGTGATTGCAACCACTGATGTTCAGCGGCGATACTGCGGCGCACTTTACCGATCACTTCAATCAGTTCTCCGGCTGTGGCTACGTGCATATTCCCTAAACTGCCCAGTTCTATGTTGTCACCTGCCAGCATTTCGATTGCGCCTAACGCCTCGATGAGCTTTTTGCCTATGATGTTCTCTAAGCTATGTTCTTCGATCAGTAACTGGTGTTGCCCAAACTCACCTGTGTATTGTTGTGCGTGCTCGGCTTGCCTGAATGCTTTGCTGGTAAAAGTCTGATCGGTTTGGTCTGTAATATTACCAGCGGCATCAATGCGGCGGCTTACTTCTTCGCGTTGCTGCTGCAGTTGCTCACCGGGCGAGATGGTGGGTAGCGCATAATCTCGACCGTAAATGCCACGGATAAGCGGCAGATCACTGCGACCGTAGGCGAAAGCGATTTCTACGATTGTTCCTTCAAGCGGATAAGCCAGCAATCCCGATTCATGGCTGCTCATGTGAACTGGCAGTGGTATCGATCGGTAAACTGGGATGTTTTCATCTGGCTGCATGTCTTCATTGAGTACCTGCACATCAATGGCGAAGCGTGGGCGGAATGGGTCAGCGACTTGGCCTGCGGTCGCACTATCGCGCACAGCCTCTACTCTGCCGAAAATGGGCAAGTGATAACCTGCGGCGACTTCGGGCAGCATGTCATCCAGTTCACGTTTCTTGGCTGGCTTCGCGTCATCCGTCCAGAAGGCTGTCATTTCATCGCCGAACAGCTCAAGTTTAGTAATGCGTTTATCAAAGGCTACTCGCCCCGGTCTGAGCATTGGGAATGGGGCGAACGTTACGCTGTTACTGCTTTGCTTTGAGGTGAATTCGTGCGGAATGCTCATCGGCTTGTTGTAAAAATGGCTGTGCTCGTATGCGCCAAAGTAAATCACTTGATCGGTATCTTGGTACCAGACGAAATCAGGCACTTGAAAGGCTTTGCCGATTTTATCCAAGCACTGATAACCATCCCCCTGATTAACAAAGTTTGGGATCACCTTCTTGGTGTAATCCGCCTCCGGCAAGCGAAATTCCAGCCCTGTTTTTTTGGTGATGATGGCGAAAATATCCGCCATTGTTGGGTGCTCGATACTGATCGGCAATGGGTTGGAAAGTATCCCCGATAGCTCTTTCACGATAAGCCGAAAGGTACCATTACTGGCTGGCTCGACTTTATCAATGAATCCCTCAAAAAATGGGGCGGTTTGCTGTTCATAGCCAATATCAAAGCGCACTAAAGCGAACCGCTCCGGCGTTGTTGTCGTCGTCACAATGAAAATGGCTTTTCCGCCCAGCGATAGTTTTAAGCTGACTTTGTTATCCGCCAGCTCATATTCTTCATTGCTGATGAAAAGGCGCTTGGTCAGTTTCACTTGGTCGCCTCCGCATTTTGCTGCAGTGCTTGTTGCAGTGCCGTGTTTTCTCTTTGCTGCGGCTTGTTCTTGGCTCGCCCGCGCTGCTCTTTCTGCTCGGCTACACTGTTGTGCTCTTTCAGCTTAAATGACACCTGCCACGCCATTTTGTTTTCTTGCTGTACGGCGGAAAAGTGGCCTGTGAATTTGGCATTTTTGATTTTTAAGGCGTTGGCTACATCGTTAGCAACGCGATAAACCTTGCGATCACCGCTTTCATCTTTAGCGCTGCTCATGCTTTCCAATAGTGCCAATTGAGCAAGGTCTTTAAATGCGATGAGGCCGGAGATTTCTAGCTCTGCGGCTTTGTCGCCCTGTTCGGATGTGGCGGTTAATGATGCCATGCCGCTCATGTCCTGATCTTTAAACTCACGCGAGAAGTTCACCAATAGGTTTTTGATGTTAAACGTCTGTCCATCTAGTGCGAACATAATAACTCCTCAAAAAATGGCTGCGGTTGGCTGCTGATTAGCACACTAGCTATGGTGTGCGGGCAGGTGCTTGGCGCTGCGGCTTGTTCCAATTGGGTGGCGATGCTCTCCGGCGTTCCGCTGAGTTTTATGCTGTACACGCTGCCGCTCAGTGATTTAAGCGCGTTGATGGTTGCGGTGATTTCACTCAACTGATTAGCGCGCTTTTGTGCCAACGCTGACAACTTGCCGATCACATGACTTGCATCACTGGCCAGTGATTCAAGCGTGGCGATTTGCGCTCCTTGTGCGGCGAAGTAGTCATTTAACGGGTTAGCATTTAAATGCGCATAAGGTTTAAAACGGGGTTGAATGATACCCGCAGGCTGGTGCAGCTTTTCAGCCTCTTGTTTGCTCATGGCTTCGGCTTGGCGGTAACACTGGCACCAATCTGGTAGCGGAAATACGCGAGTGACTGCCGACAAGGTACTGACAAACTCGCCAAGGCTTTGTGTGCTGACCATGATTGCCACGGCATACAACTGACCTTTTGGCCTATGGGTATCCGAAAGGTCACGCAGTTTAGCAGCGAGTGTTTTGGTGGCGTTGGCTGGACTTAGGTAGCAGCCTGACTCTAACCTCTCCCCGACTTGGAACTGATATGGTGTGGCACTGAGCACAGTGCTTTGATTGAGTAATGTGTTTAACTCACCGCGCAGGTTGAGTAACGCTTCTGCTTCTGTGCTTAAAGGGTGACGCCCTAAATTGGCGTCACTCTGCAGGTTGGTTAATCGGCCAGTGGCAGCACTCATGGTGCTGCCGACTTGTTGTGTTAGTGATTCCGCCGTGGTCTGGATTGAGCCTGCAGATGCTGGCCATGTGAGTGCGTTGTTTTGCCACATGGTTACGCCTCATTGCTCACAAACCCAAACCGCTCCAACACTGAATTGTCGATTTCCTCTTCAAATCGCCAGATCGGCTCGACATATCCTTCATCACCTTCTTTCAATGACTTGTCGTAATTATCTGGATACTGCGCATCATCGTAGCGCACTGTGATTGTCGCTGCTGCGACAGCTTGCTCGTAAGTCAGTCCGACGCTTTTCGCGTCGCGGTCGCTGTTGATTATTTTTGCATTGCCGCGCATAGCATTTTCTCCACTGATTTTGTTAAGTTCTTGCTGTCCGCCCACTTAGCGTGTCCAGACCACGACGCTAAGAACTTGCGCAAGTCTTCGCGTCTTCCTTGTTTGATGTAGCGCCTAATCTTCTTTTTGGCGGTTGTTACTGACTGCTTTCTTAATAGCTTGTGCGTTGGCCAGATTCGATATCCTAAGAAATTGACGCCTCTTGAAATGTTCTGAACGTTCCAGTGCGACAAGTTTAGCTTCATGCTCTCTTTGCAAAAGGCTTCGAATTCCCGCTGGAGACTTAAAAGCTCTTGTTGTGAGCTGCCAAAAATGACGATGTCATCCATATAACGCAGGAAATTAGAGCGTTTTGCGTGATGCAATAACCATTCGTCAGCAATGGTTCCGTAAACGTTGGCAAATAATTGGCTCGTTAGGTTTCCAATAGGGATGCCTGTTCCGGTTGGTTCGATGAACTTCTCAATCAGGCTTAGCGTTTCTTTGCATGAAATCTTTGCTCTGATTCTTGAATGAAGAATCGCTCTGTCTATGTTGTAGAAGTAACCACTAAAATCTGTCTTTAACACCCAAACGCTTTCTTGCTTCTTGCCTAGCCGTCTTGCAATGGCCTGACAATCAATCGCACCTTTGTGGGTTCCTTTGCCTGTTCTGCATCCGTAGCTCTGTCTGTAAAACGTTCGCTCAAAAATAGGCTCAATCACGTTGTTGATTGCGTGTTGAACCACTCGGTCAATGAATGGCAAAGCTGAAATTGTTCTCTTTTTTGGCTCGTAGATAGTGAAAATCCGTGGAGAACCGACACTGTAAGTGCCGTCGCTGATCGATTTGTGCAATAAATGAACATTCGATTCAAGGTAGTCCATGAACACGATTCCACCGATTGAATTCGGATTTCCTTTTCTCGCCTTGTAAGCTGCTATACGTAAGTTTTGCTTGTCTGCAATCTGACTGATTAGCCGCTTATGTTTCTTACCCAATGTTGTCACCTTCAGCTTTCACTTTATTACTCACTTACTGTGAACCTCTTAATGTATTCGCCTAAGCATGTTATTGCGGCTGACCAATGTAATGGTCGCTTGAATGGCCTTGACCATTTCAAAGCGGGGTAAATCTTCGGTCACAGAGGCCGCGAGCGCCCACATTGTCGTTCGAGTTCCACGGCTCGTTGTTCCAGTTCGACGCGCGAGCCCCAGCGAAGCCAGAGTTGTCCCAGTTCGCGCCCAATAGCACAGCATTTGCCCACAATAACATTGGTTCTTTATCTGATTTTCTTTAGCCATGCGTTTAGCATGGCGCCACATTCACTTATCTGTATAAGTGCTACTTCGTGTTGATGTGTGGTTAGCAGTCTCCGCTTTGCGTTAGTAGCAAAGCGAAGCAGGTAACGCAGGTTTGCTAAACCTGCGTCACACATATAGAGCTTGGATTTCTGGTTTGATTTCCCTGCTTCAATAAAGAGTTTGACTTGATTGAACAATCCGCTTTGAATTTCGCTACGCAACACGCCGTGCTTTCTCGGTGCGTTTTGTAGAATCGGATAGAGATAATTCACTGTCTCATCAAACTTTTTAATAATCAGCATTTGCTCACTGCTAATCACTGCATCTCTGTACTGCCGCATTTATCTACCTCGCTTCCGCTCGCTACACATGTAACAAGTGGTCACAGAGGCCGCGAGCGCCCACACTGTCGCCCGAGCCCCACGGCTCGTTGCCCCAGCTCGACGCGCGAGCCCCAGCGAAGCCAGAGTTGCCCCAGTTCGCGCCCAATAGCACAGCACCAACCGCCTGAACTCCAGCGGAGTAAACCTGACCTTGCCCGTTGGTATCTTCTGCTGCCCATGCGTAGTTGTTGATGCCATTACCCCTGTCCCAAACGTCTTTACCCCATTGCCAGAGGTGGCCGCTGACTTGCTCGCTTCCATTTTTTGAGCGTGCGCTAACATCAAACTTAGTCTTGACAGGGTCTGTACCTACGGAGTAACCCGGTGTTGAGCCGAGGGCGAGGATTTCAAATTCATCATGGGATGGTAGTCGCTTGCCGTAAGCTGCCAACACTTCCGCTGCAATGTATTGCGTTAGGTTTGGATATTGTGCCGTGCCATCGCCGCCCCATAATGCGGGAATCTTACACGGGCTGCTGCCGTCTGCGATTTGCGCGTTATACGCTGACGTTCCCAATGCGTCCGGTGTTGAGTTAAGCAGATAAATATCGTTCCAGAAGCGAGAGCCTGAAATATCAATCACCATGCCGCGGGGGTCTTTGCATTTCGGGCGGAAATGTAGGTCATAGAATGAATAATCTTTGAACTCATTATTGCCGTAGTGGAATCCACCGATGCGTCGCGAGTTCTCTGCCGTGTATCCGTCCGGAACGGTGAAGTTGTTCGAGACAACTAAGCCGTCGGGTGTTGTGTAAATTGCGTAATCCACGCCAACCAGAAGCGTTGGCGTTGAAATAACTTCATTGGCTGCATGTGTTATCAGTGAATCGCCAACTCGAATTGTCAGAGCCGTTGCTGTGCGCAACTGACCGCCTGCTATCAAAAAAGCGGGCTCAGAGGTTTGTGACTTGTGAAATGCATTTGCAGATAGTGATCGCACTAGTGATGCCAGGGCGTACTGCGGATGCGGATTTTCAGCAGCTTCATGCTCTGGCAAGCCGCCTTTCTCTCGCCAGTCCTCTACCGAACCATTCGCATTAATCCCCGCCAGCCTTGCAACGTAGTGTTGCTGCTGGTTTTGGTCAACGTAGTCTGTGAGCGGTGCCGCTGAGGCGCGAACGGTGACGATGTTCTGCCACTTTGATAGCACGGTACCCGTGCGAACAACATCGATATACAAACCCGTTGGCTTGGCGCTGATGGTTTGAATGACTTCGTTTTTTAGCTCAGCGCGTAAGCCGCCCACGTACACCACACCCGGTGCTACTTTGTATTTGGCTGGGTCTGCTTGCTGGGTGACATCAAAGCCTTGAATGAATGCGGTGTGCCCGTAGTTATCCAAGTTCGCGAGGCGCATATCATCTTCAATACCCAACAAGCGGGCTTGGTAGTCGATTTGCCACGTTTGCGCATCTACCGTAATGCCTGCAATTTGCGCAGCCCCTGTGTATTGCTGCATCAGCGATTTAGTGCTTGCCATTCCATCTTCTTTTGTTTCAGTGGCTTTGTGTACCACCATGCCGCAGGAGTTTGGCACGTTTTTATCACGCAGATAGATGGCGTTGAAGGTAAACGCTGCCACTGAACCGGGGATCACAACCGAATAGACCAGCGCGTTGTCGCCGAGCTTTCCTACCTGATCGATATCTTGCTGATGCACCCATGTTGATACGGCTGGTAAGCCTTGGTTACGGTCAATCGGCTGGCTTGGGTCAAGGTTTGGGATGTAGGCAAAAATCATCTCGTTCATGTCTGGCGCTTTGCCGACACTGATTTGATTTTGCAGGTACTTTTCAAACTGCAGTGGAATGGCCGTCTGGCTCATGAGTTACCCCCTAAGGTGGCGATAAAGATTTGTTGATGGTGCTCAATCGGCTGAGGCTTGAATTCGATGTGCGTCACTTCTTCCGATTTGGCGTGATAGAGTGCAAAGCTATGGCTGAACTCGCCGTGATAAATGTTCATTTCGCTTGGATAGGTCACTTGAAAGCGATAGCGGCGGCAGGTTCTGCCGTATTGTTCGATCAGCGTTTGTACTAAGCGGCTGTTTTGTGAGAGTGAACTGTCCGTCAGTTCAATCGTGCAAACATCCCACTCTACGGCGCTTTCGCGTTCTTTGAATGACACAATAGCAATGCCCAAGCGTTCAAAGATGCGCTTAAACCCTGCTACGCTGCCTGCGTCTTTTGCGTTAACGGTGGCAAACTTCACCCGCTTGCGAAACAGCCACAACGGCTCACCGTTGAATTGTTTGATGTCTCTATCCCACGCCATCAGGCGCAGAATTTTTTCACTGCAGGTGAGCGCGTCAAACTGTTGAAGCGGGAACAGCAACCAGCCGCGCACTTTGCGCATGAATGCAAATACACCATTGCTGAGAAAATAGGGCTCTATCTTCTCTTCTGAGGTGGTTTCGCCATCCTGCCACCACGGCGTTGGCGTTTGTTCTAGCTCTGGTGCTTGTTTATCCCATTCGCTCATTGTTCCAGCTCCGTTACGGTGAGGGTTTGTAAGCGTGGTTGAGTGAGCAAGCTGATGATGTCGGTTGGTTCACCGTCTACTTTGATGAGTACGGATTCGACGTTCTCCATCTTGCTGTGAATTTCATGGGCGAGCTGCGAAATGCTGAATCGGCTTTCTGGTTTCGCTCTGGTCATTTCTGGGTAAGCCGCTGTTTCACGGAATGCGGCACGAATGCGGTTTTCTACTTCCAGCAGTTCATTGATTTTCTGCATCTCATCGAGATTCGCGACAAAGACCACCTGCGCACTGATGTTGTGCTGAGTCTCTGGGATGGCTAAACAAGTCAGCACGTCACCGTGGCCGTGGTGGCCGTCTTGCATGATGTGTTTATTGAGCTGCTCAAGCACATGCTGTGGCGTTGCGCCCACTTCCATCAGAATGTAAGCATTCGCGCTACCCGGTGTGATGTGGCCTGTGTTTTCAAAGAAGATGTTATCACTACGGATCCCCGCCACGCTGGCAATCATGGCGCGGTAAACATCGTCGATGTGCCATTCACCCGCACTGGTAAAGGCGTTTTGTAGGCGTAGGGCTAACTCTTCGTCGCTTTCTTGGTCTGCGCCGAGTTGGGTTATCCAATTCGCTTCATTGGTGACAGAGACAATGCCCGATACCCCCTGTGGCAGAATGCTGAAATAGCCGGCGGGCAGGTTGTAAGCGGCTCCCGCTTCACTGGCTTCACACAAAACTTTGCCGGAGGCTTGCCCCGCTTTGATCACCGTGGTTTTGATTACGGTGAGTTTGTACACCTTGCCTTCAATCTCTGGCGTTTGAATGATGGTTCCTGCTTCGATACTGGTTTCATCTGCGGCGTTGGCTTTGGTGAAGGTGATTAAGCCTTGGGTGCTCACTGCGAATTTTGGTGTGACGTTGTATTCCCATGCTTTTAGCTCTAGCGCCCAACGTTCCGCCGTACCCACAAAGATATTGGGCATGACATGCCCTGCGAGCAGTGTGCGGATCAGCCACACGGCTGGTGTCACAACTGCAGCACGAACCCAGCGCCAAAAAGGTGACATTTGCGAATCATTGGACAAGAGGCTGCCTGACTCGGTCACGTCTGCTTTGAGCGCGGCCTCGAAGGCATCCTCAGTAACGGGTACGCCCGATTCTGAGAGTATTTCGACAAAGTCGGCCTGCGGTCTTTTGCTCATGCGATCACCTCGGTACTGATGGGTTGCTCGTAGTCGTATGCGTTGGCAGTGAGTAGGATGTTTCCTGCTTCGCTTTCGGTGGCTTTCGCCGAGCCGGGGATAATGCGGTTATCCAACTCGGCTTTTTGTTCAATTTGCAGCAGTACGTCTGCACGTAAAATGGGGTTACGTTCTGCCACTAATTTGCGTGCCAGCCCGCTTTCCATGATCGCGTGTTTGATGTCCTGCGCGATGCTGTAAAGGTCGCTGCATTGGGTTGGCTGCGCTCCGGCGTCTATCTTCCAGCCGCCGTCGATGACTTTGATATCGATGTAGCGTTTATCCGGCATTGAGTTCATCCCATTCTGCAAGCTGTTCTGGTGTCATGCCGCCTTGTGGCGTGATGTAAACATCACCGAACTGGCGCACGTTATTGGTTGTGCGGCTTTCGCTGCTGTTGAGGTTGTTCACCATGTTTTTGGATAGCTGCGGGGTGTTCTCTGGCCGTTTGTAGTCAATGAGTGTGCTATCCATGCTTGGGCGCGAGGCTTCAAGCGCCGCGACATCTGGCAGTACAGGAACGGCTTTTGCGATGGCGGGTTGGGTTTCTGGTATTGGCACATCGGGCAGTTCTCCGGCACGCCACTCGATGTTGATGCCGGGGATCATGTTGAGCATTTCAATCACGCCATCAATGGCGGCGGCGATGATTTTGAACCAAGTGGTATCCGCAAAAGAGGCTTTGATTTCGTCCCACCAGTAAATCATTGCGCCGACTGCAGCCACTAAAGCTACGATGCCCGCGATAATCCATGTGATTGGGTTTGCCCACAGCGCGGCGTTGAATAACCATGTGGCGGCGGTCATGGCAATAGTGCTAATGCGCAGCACTTTAAATACTCCGCTCAGTACCGCTGTGGTAACTGCCCAGCCACCTGCCATCATTTTGGCTATTCCCATTACTAGCGAGAGAGAGGCAACCACACCGCCCAGCGATAGCGCACCAATGGCGGCATAACTGAGCACTTCGGTTAGCACGGGATATTCGCTGGTCATGGATGTGAGCCACATTAGGCCATCGGCGATGCTGCCTGTGACGGCGTTGAAGGCTGGTAAAACCATACTGAATGCCGCAGTTCGAATGGCGAACCATGAAGCTTCTAAGCGTTGGGATTGGTCGGTCATGGCTGCGGCCATCTGTTCCGCTTTCCCCATACCTTTGGTTTGTCCTAAGCTGTCGATACTGGCTGCAAGCCCTTGCGTGTCGGCCATCAGTAATTTGATTAAGCTGACCGCCTCATCAGAACCAAAAGCTTTTTTCAGTTCGTCAGATTCCGCCACGTCTAGTGTATCTCCGAACTTGCCTTGAAGTTTTTCGAGGATATCGAGCATAGGCAACATTTTGCCTTGAGCATCCACAAACGAGAGGTTGAGTTTATCTTGTGCACCACCGACACCCGCAAGGAAGGCTTTGTATTTGGTACCCGCTTCGCTTCCGCTCATCGTTGATTGCAAAGTACCTAAAATCGCCATCTGTTCTGACATGGCGATACCTGCTGCGGTCGCGTTCGCGCCAACGCTGGTAAATGCGCTGCTCATTTCCATACCTGTGGTTTTAAACATTTGCACAGCGCTGGCCGTCATGCCTGCCACATCTTCAACCCATGCGGCCTTGCCCATTTCCTCAGCTTGATTTTTGAAGATGCCGTACATGGTACCCATGTAACTGGTGATGGTTGCAGTATCTGCTTTAGTTGCAGCAGCGAGCACACCGGATGCTTTAGTGAACTGCGAGAGTTCTTCACCTGTTAAGCCCGCGATTGCAGATTGAATATCGTAGGATGCCCCGACAAATTCGGTCGCAGACTTTCCATAGTCTGAGGCAAATTCGAGTGCGGTTTGTTGTAGCTGCTTTAGCGCTTCATCGGTCACGCCCAGTGATTTCACTTCACCGAGCTTTCGATCCATTTCAATGGCGGGCATCAACGCATTTTGAATGGCAACGCCTGTCGCCCACAAGCCAGCACCACCCTTTGCAGCCTGTTCCATGCCTTTTTCAGCGGCACTCATAGCTCCATTAATTTCATTGGTGATTCCTGCTAGGGGCTTGGTAACTTGGTCAACTAACCCGATTACCATCATCAGCTTTTCATTCATCCGGTTACCATTTAAAGTTTAAACAGCTTTGATATTGCGGACATCACCGCATGTTCGGTGCGCTCTTTCTCTAACTTATCCAGCCACAGTGCGCGGGCGAGGTTTTGCGGGTCATCATCTTCATTGGGTAGGTAATGACGCCGCAAAATGAGCGCTTGTTCGATGCCGTTCTCTTCGATGCGCTCTACCCGCTCTTTTAGTTTTTTAGGGTGATGGTGATGCCGCCTTTTGAGGCTTCATACACTTTGCCAAACAGCTCGATGATTAATCCCGGCACGGTGTTCATCAGCTCCACCAGTTCTTCTTTTTGTTCTTTATCCACGGTGCGCTCTAGGTAAGTGCGGGCTGGCTCAACTTTGTTGTCACCGGATACTCCGTTCACATAGTTGTTGGCATCGGCCACGCTTGGCGCGAATTTAAAGTCGGTACCATTAATGCCAACGGTGACGGTTTTGGTTGTGAAAACAGGTTTAGTCATGGTGTTTCTCTCTCTGTTGGTTGTTCGCGCTGTGCGCGCCAGTTCAAATAGTCTTCAATTTGTTGATTGCACTCTTTGAGTGCTTGCTTCAGGCGTGGAATGTCTTCACTGACGACTTCTGGCCATGTGCCTTGCACGCTCGGTTTGTTGCAGGGCACGAGCATTCCCGCCGGAGGTAATCGAAAGATCACCTGTGTTGAAACGGTTTCAGTACGGTTCGCGCAGCCGCTGAGTAACAGCATCAGGAATGTGGCATTCAATACCTGCCATTTGCGCTTTAAGCTTTGCGATGTCGTCATTTAATTTCGCCTCGCTTTGGTTTCGTTCCTGCTGCCTTTTCACCATCAGTGCATTGTGTTCTGCGGCTTCCCCTTTCAGGGTGGCGATGGTGGTTAAATTGCTTTGGTTATCTGCCTGCGCTTGGCTGAGTTTTTCACTCAGCGTGATTTGTTCGGCTTGGCTGGCTTTGAGCTGTAACCCTAAAACTAGGATGGTGATCAGCAATGCCGCTAAGCCGATGGCTTTAATCCAGTGCCATGCAGCGTTCATATTCCATATTCCGTCGAATGATTAATCCCGGCTGTTTTACTCCGCCGCCATACACCCAGCGTTTGAGCTCTGCACAGGCTTGCGGGTAGTTCCCCTCAAGGCTTAACCGATAAATCTGCGTTGCTGTGCGGTTGCTGTTGCGTTTGTAGCGCTGGCATCCGGTGTTAAAGGCAAAGGAGGTGAACGCATCGAACTGGCCTTGTGTCATGGTTTTGCCTGAGGCGCGTTCGACACTTTCCACGCAGCGTTCTGCTTCTTGCAGGTTCCTCACCCAATCTTTGGCGACTTGCTCAAGGCTTACGGGGTTATCGGGCACGCCGTGAGTATTGCCCACGCCGTTGGTGACTAAACCGGATGGGCAGGTGTACGGGTCTAAACGACACCCTTCTGCATTGCCTGTCATTTCTAGCCCTTTTGGGCTGATGCGGAGTTCACCAAGGGCTTGGCCTTCGATCACCACTTGGCCAACTGGCTGTACGTATTCTTGGCCGACTATCGCCCCGCCCGTGAGAAGACTGATCACGGCGGCGACTGAGCACCAAATTTTTTTAGTTATTTTCATTGAGGTAGATTCCTCGTTCTTTGGCGATTTTCTGCATCGCGCGTTTATGCCAAATATTGGCGACTAGGGCAGTGACACCCACAAAGATGGATATCCACTGTTCAATACTGAGTAAGCCGAGGAACACACCGAGCCCTGACATCAGATAAGCGATATAGGAGGTGAGCTTTTCAAACCACTCTTGAAACCATTGGTTCTGTAACCATTGATTCATCGTTGCTCCTTTGCGGCCTGACAGGGGGTGCAATACTGAAACCCCTTTACTTTTTCTTGCCGCTCTTTGGGGATGGGGTCGTCACATTCCAAACAGTGGGTGCGGCTAGGCAAGTAGGCTGTTTGCATTGCCCTTGCTCTGTGGTTAGCCAGCGCCATTTGTTGGAATTTGGCTTCCGTTTTTGCGGCATCGTCGATGACATCCATAACCGCCCTTACCGCTAGTTGATCAGGCCGCGAGTATCATCTTTCGATAGATACGGCACGCCGTTAATGCGAACAAACAGCGGGCTTGTGACAAAGCCTTTTAGCTTGCGGGTGGATTTATCGCTGCTTTCTGGGTCAATGCTGAGGATGTCTGCCAGCACGAACTTGACGCCGAAGATTTCTACCTTGTCTTCGTCTTGGCCGTTGTTGGCGTAAAACATCATGTCGTCAGGTTTGATCCCGCGATAGCTGCCCGCTCGACGGGCGGCTTTGTGTACTTTTTTGAACTGGTTGAGGTCGAGTTCTACTTCAACATCACAGCTCACTTTGCCATCGGTATAGCCATCGGTGACGCCGCGAGTAAATGCCGCTTCGCTTTCATCGTTGATGGTTGCGGTGGCGCTTTTTACGTGGACGAATTCGCCAAATAGCGTGGTGTCAAAGTTGCGGCCTGAGAAACGTGCGTTGCTCATTAGTAATCCCCTTGTTTAACGGAAATGGCGATGGTGATTTTCACCGGGCATTCGTAGGGCTGAACGCTCATGTAGATTTCTACATCGGTGCTGTTTACCCATTTGATTTGGATGTCTTCATCCTCTGGTGGGTAGATTTCCCCCGGCACGCCCGTGAGTGCCATGGTGCGCAAATCTTGGGTGAAATAGAGCTTTGCAGCGGCGATGCTTTGCGGCGTTGAGTTGAGTGTGCGGTCAGCAATGCGGGCAATGGCACGAATACGCACTTTGCGGGCAGCTTTCATCGCGACACGAATGTGGCGGATATCTTGGTAATCACCACCTGGCACATCGAGTGTTCGACCAGTTGTCCAGAATTGACCGGGGTAATCTGGGTACCACATCGGCACGGCGATGCGGTTTGACTCCAGCGCTTTTAGGGTGGCGAGGTCTAGGGCTTTTCCGGCTTTGTCTTTCATCAGCTCGGTGTTACCTAACACGCTTCCGGTTTGCACTCGTGCCGGTGAATCTGCGATGGAAACTTCTTTATTCGCGAGACGGCCAGCGTATTTGCCGAGTGTGTCACCTGCTGCATGTACATTCGGCACAACGGAAATGTATTCACTCGCCACATCTTTTGGGATGGCTACCGTGGCGGCTAACCACTCTGCCCATGTTTTGCCGTTTGCTGGGTCGTTGTTGATGGCGGGCAGTTGGCACAGCACGCCGACTTCACGCCCTAAGCTGTTTTTCAGCTCGGTGCGCAGGGTGATGGCATCTTCGATCATGGCTTTGGTTTCGGCATCAAAGCCAAGCACAACGAATTCGAAGCTGGACACTTCATTGGCTTTTTTGACAGCGTCTTGCCAGTTGTCTTCTTCGCTGAGGATCATCACGCCCGCTGTCCATGCCTGTTTGCCGTTAAGCTGGGCGGCTTTGACAATGGCAAGCCCTTCGGCGCTGGCTTCGGCTAACACGTCGTCAAGGTCTGAGGTTGAATCAACCATGATTAGGTTGCGAACGTCACCGGAAACGGTGCCGCGAATGACGAATAGGAAGTGGCACTCGATATCGGCAATCGGGCCATTCATCAGGTTTAAGATTTTGATAATAACGGTAGGCCATGCCATGTTATTTGCTCCTGTTGCGCTTGAGTTCCCGTTTAATCATGATTGCCAGCCGTTTAGGGCTGATTCCGATTAATCGGCGTTCCGGTCTTCCTACTTTCCAATCCCGTGCTGGGGTTTTGTTTTCCAGCTCTTGAATGGTTTTTGCCGCTTCGCCCACTGTCATGTTTTCTCGTATCCATGCCAGAGTGGGCTTTTTGCCTCTTTTCTGTCGCCCCTGAGGCTTGAGGCGGTAATCGAGATCGCGCAGCGCTTTGGCTTGCTCTCGGGTGGCTGGGTCTGTCTTTCGCGGCTCATTTTGTTGCTTGGCTTGCCGCTTTCTGGCGGATAGCCCACTTTCTTGCGCGATACCGTGGTGATGTTCGTAAGCGACTCGACCACGGGCGGAAGGCCAGCCCACCACTAGGGTGCGGTTGTTATCACGCTGAAAGTGTTTGAGCTTTTGAGTAAAGCCTTTCAGCAGCTTGCCGCGCCCTCGTTTTCGTTTTGCCCATGCGCTCCCCTCTGGATCACGCTGTGCTCGTATGTTTTTGCGCGTGGTTTTGGCAATTTGAGCACCAATTCTGCGCAGCATTTTGTCACGGGTTTTTCTGTCTAATCCCAGCAGTTCGAGTTGTTCCATTACGCGCAGGTAACTGCGGTCTTCGGCTTTAATCTCGAACATTGGCGACTACATCCAGTAGGTTTTCAGCCACCCAAACTGGGTATTCTTCAATGTTCCAGCGCTTGTTCTGCCAATAAATGAGGCCGCTCTCGGCTTCAACGAGTTTGATCGGCTCTTCGAAATTGACTTGAATCAGCACTTCGGCGCTGTCTTCATCTTCCACAACCACGTCGATTACTGGGTCTTTCAGTTCGCCGAGCTGATCTTCTCGGTCTGCATCGTTATCCATTAGCCATGCGGCTACGTTGGCGAACAGTACCGCTGGGTCATACTTTTTGAACGGCAAGCGGTCAATTTGAAATTCAGCGAGATAACGTTGCTGGCAAATCTCTATGCCGTTGCCCATATGGCGTGGGGTTAGAATGAGTTCGATGTTTCCCATCTCGGCATCAAGTCGCTGGGCAATGTGTTTGCCGACACACATTTCGATGTGTGCTTTCAGCGCCTGCATTTTGTAGCCCACGCGATAACTCATATCAGCTCCACGCTTGCGCGATTTTTGCCGAGCATATTGCGGATGATGCGTTCACTTTCGGCCAGCAGTTCGTTTTTGGTTTCTTGTGATCGCTCAGCGAGGTGATCACCTTCTTTTTTCTGGCTGACGGTGGCGAAATCGGGCAGTAAATCGGCTTTTGCCCGAGCAAACACGGCGCTTTGGTACTGAATGACGATGAGGTTTTTATCGTTCACTTTTGGAAACGCTGGCACGTCTGCTGCGCTGGCATGGCCTGCGGCGATGTACTTGGCTTTCAGATCACTCAGTTGCAGGTTTACCGATGCGATGGCGTTAACCACAGCGTGAGCGATGCGCTCATCGTCTTGCGCGGCTGGCGTTCCACGCAGGCGTTCGAAATCTCCTGCGTTGATGTTTGGCCAGAATCCATCGTTCTCGATGGTGGTATCCTGAAAGCTGGTGTTGCTGCCTGTGAACATGCGTTTCTCTCTAAATAGGTGCGCTCTAGCCACTGGGTCGACGGTATAGCAATGAACCACGCAGGTTATTGCAACCTCGCCAGCCGAGCGCGGCGGCGTAGGAGCTTTACAAATTCTTGCCTTCGTTGATCGCGTTGATACGCATATCAATCTGGTTAATCTTGGTTTTCACCCCGATTTTGTCGTGCTTTTCATGGGCGGTGATGAGTAAGGCTTTGGCCTTTTGCAACCGCTCCAGATCACCAATTGAACTGGGCTGTGGTTCGCCTTTTTCGTTCATCAGCAGTCCGTAACCCGCGAACTTGTACCACTTGGCTTCAACGACTTCGGGTAATACCCACTCTTTGTCGATTTTCTCGAATACACGGGAGAAGTAAGGCTCGATTGAGTGGCCGTTCGGTAGCTGGCGTTCTGCCCATTCGAGGACGAAATCCGCGCAGACAATTGCCCAGCTTGAGCGTTTAAAGTTTTCCGGCGTGGGTAGGTTTAACTCGATGGCTTTGAATAGCCATTCCACGGCGGTTTCCAGATCACCGATGTCGAATAACCAAACGATGAGATCTGTAAAAATGGGGTTTTGATAGCTTTCCCCAGCAGCGAGGTATTTTTCAGCCAGTGGTTTGTATTTCGGGATCAGCACATCACGTTTGTGGTTGACCTTTTCCGAAATTTGCACAAAGCCTTTCAGCACTTGTTTATCTTGCTCAAACTCAACTAAGCGAAGGTGCAAGCTGTCGAGGCTTTCCGCAGCAGCGGCATGAGCTGCCGCTGCTGGGGTGGTGTTTAATACTGCCAGTTTGTGGCGTGCTGCTGGGGATAAGCTCATCAGTTACGCTCCGACCTATGGTTTAGGACCGATGTGGACTTTTTCTGGGTTGTATGCGGCGAACGCTTCCAACACACCCACTGCGTAACCTTCCATGCGCCAGTATGCGTTTTCGAACTGCTTGCGATCAGATTCGTGTTTCGCTTTACGTTGCGCTGTGCCGTGCTGAGTCAATACCTGCAGGTTTGCCGGAATGGTCACGACCATGGCGTTGTCTGGCAGGAATGGCGGCACGTAAGCGGGACGGCCAGCGATGGTTTTATCGAGCTTTTGAGCGGCGATTTGTTCGCTAGGTTTGTCCGCTTTGTCGTACAGCTTGGCTTGAGCGGCACCGATCAGCCCTGAACCGACGAACACGGTTAAGCGTGGGTCGTTGCGGAACATGGGGTGAATTTGGTTGTTGATGATGTCTGAGGCCATCGCGTCTAGCGTGCGGTAGTCGCCGTTGGTTTCATCGAAGTAGACATCGACATCCACAACTTGTGAGGCTTTGCGGTTTTTCACAAACGCAATCCAGCCTTCGTTTACATCTTGACCAAGTGGGTTGGCGCTTGGGTCTGTATCTGCTTCGGCTGAAACGCCATTCCAACCAATACGCATGATGTCGAGTGCGAACATTTGGTTAGAGAATTCAGTCAGGTGCTTCATGAACTGATCGCGGCCACCTTGGTTCGCCCACTGGCATAGCATTGCCCAAGTGATGGCGGCACAAGAATCGGTTTCCGCGAGTTTGTATTTGTGACCACCTACGCCCACTTGCTTGGTGAAACGGCCACCCGCTTTACGGCCAGTGTAAAGACCGGACACACCCACATCGACCACTTGACCTTCGATTTGGTCAACGGTGGTCACGGTGATCATTTTCAGAAACTCGGCAGACTCGGTAATGGCTGCGCGAAGTTTGGTTTCCAACTGCGGTGATACATTGAATAGTTCTGCTACGTTCGATACGCCGTAGCTTTTCGCCAATTGCTGAGCGAAGTTATCCATGTATTCACGGGCGGATTGAGTAAGAATCTGCGACATTACGCGATGCTCCTAGTTACTGTGATGGGTTCGCGGTTAAACAGGCATGTAGCCTTCGCCGCCACCTGATTTATCTGCGCCTTGGCCATCAGGCCCCGTTTGGCTCAGTTGCGTGAATTTGGTTTCGAGATCGGCTTGCTTTTGAGCGATGCTATCAAGCGTTTCTGTGAGCTTGCTGAACTGCTCAGGAGTCATGCCGTTCGTTTTTTTGCCATCACTTTCGGGTTCCGTTTGTTCACCTTCGGTTTCTGGCTTTTGGGCGGAGAAGGTATTGAACTTGCTTTCAAGCTCGTTTTGCTTAGTCGCAATACCGTTAATAGCGCCCATCATTTGGTCGAACTGTTCTTGCTTCATGGGTTCTTCGTCCTCTGATTGAGGTTGGTTGGTTTCGTTTGGCTGTTCACGATTAAAGAAGCTTCTGCACATGGCAAAGAATTTCGAGAATTCGGCGTTTTGGCTGTAGAACGGAGTCAAGTCCCATTCTTCCAACGCGCTACACTCCAATTCCGTGTATTGACCTTGAACGCGAGAAAAGCGAAGGCGAGTTGTACCCGATGATGCTGGGGAGTCAGTCACAGCTAGGCCAAGCAAGTAACAACGTCCTTCTTTTTTGTAATCCGGTTCTGGTTCGATTGATGAGAAAAGCTTTTGACCGTCTTTATTGGCTTCAAGCAGATAATGATTTGGCGTTAACTTGGCAAAAAGTCGCAGTTTGTCTTTGAACTTTCCTGCTTTTAGCTCTTCAACTTCACCCCAGTTTTTACCCTCAAATACCGCCCAAGCACTTCGATAATGCTCAGGCCAGATTAGAGCTTTGTACTCTTCTGGGTCATACAGTTCTGCCATGTCATTAATCCAGCTTTCGCTGATGACTCTTCCATCAGAAACTGTTGTTCCTGCTGTGGCGACTATTACCCAATCACTGGTTTTTGGCATGGGGTGAACACTCTTGGTTATTGCTGAATCTCGTTAATGTGTCGCCACCATACGCCGTAAAAAGTTGGCTTTCAGCAAGCAGTGTTCGGGTGAATTCGGATATGGGGTTATATCCGAAATTGGCGGAATTTTTGTAGGCGAATCAGGGTGTTTTCGCGGCGTATGATGCGCTCATGGCATACTCTCCCGAAATCCGACAAGCCGCCCGAGCCCTCTATTTGAAGGCATGGGCGCCACGCGAAATCGCCGACGAATTGAATCTGAACAGTGACCGAATTATTTACTACTGGGCGGATAAGTTTGGTTGGCGCGATATGTTGCGTGAACAAACGATTGATGAAGCTATCGCGAATCGTATTCAAACGCTGCTTGAGGTAGAGAACCCAAGTAAGCCGCAGTTGGATATGCTCGATCGGCTGATTAATCATCACGTCAAACTTAAGAAGCTGCGCGCTACAGAGCAACCTACTCAACCCAATGAAGCGGGTGCAGCTTCGGCGCAAAGTGGTGCACAAAATAGCAAAAGTGGTTCACCTAAGGCCGAATCTGGCACACAAACGGGCGATTCTGGTAAACACTCTGCCCCCAGTGGTAAACGTGGCAAGAAAGTTAAGAATGATGTTAGTGAGATCACCGAGCAGTGTTTCAAGCTATGGCATGACTCTCTGTTTGAATATCAAGTTGTTATGCGTAACAACTTGCATCAGCGGATTCGTAACATTCTCAAGTCTCGCCAGATTGGCGCCACCTATTACTTTGCAGGTGAAGCGTTAGAACAGGCGATTCTTACGGGCGATAACCAGATATTTCTCTCAGCCTCTCGCGCTCAGTCTGAGGTATTCCGCCGCTATATTGTCGCGTTAGCGAAAGAGTTTTTAGGGCTTGAGCTTTCTGGCAACCCGATGACACTTTCTAACGGCGCTGAGTTACATTTTCTTTCTACCAACGGCAAAACGGCACAGAGTTACCACGGCCACGTTTATATTGATGAGTATTTCTGGATCGGCAAGTTTGACGAGCTGAACAAAGTCGCCTCGGCGATGGCTACGCATAAAAAGTGGCGTAAGACTTACTTTTCTACCCCTTCTTCTAAGATGCACCCTGCTTACCCGTTCTGGACGGGTGAAAAATGGCGCGGCGATAAAACCACTCGGAAAAATATTGAGTTCCCGACCTTTGATGAACTGCGCGATGGCGGTCGCTTGTGCCCAGACAAGCAGTGGCGTTATGTGGTTACGATTGAGGATGCCGCTAAGGGTGGCTGTGACCTCTTTGATATTGAGGAACTGCGCGAAGAGTACAGCGAGACGGACTTCAACAACTTGTTTATGTGCGTGTTTGTTGATGGTGCCAGCTCGATATTTGAATTTAATAAGATTGAACGCTGCATGGTGGATATCGAGATTTGGCAGGACTTCAAGCCGAGCTCTGATCGCCCATTTGGTAGCCGTGAGGTGTGGTTAGGCTATGACCCATCACGAACCCGTGATAATGCGGTGCTGATGGTGGTCGCGCCACCGATTGTGGCGGTTGAGAAATTCCGTGTGCTTGAGAAACACACTTGGCGTGGGCTTTCTTTCCAACATCAGGCTTCTGAGATCAGCAAAGTGTTTGAACGCTTCAATGTGACTTATCTCGGCATTGATATCACCGGCATCGGCGCAGGTGTTTACGATTTGCTGGTTAATAAGCACCCTCGCGAAACGGTGGCAATTCACTATTCCAATGAAAATAAAAACCGCTTGGTGATGAAGATGATCGACATCATTGACGGCAACCGTCTGCAGTTTGATGCGGGCATGAAAGAAACGGCAATGTCGTTTATGGCGATTAAGCGTGTCGCCACGAACAGCGGCAACATGATGACTTTTAAAGCCGACCGCAGCGAGCTTGTTGGTCACGCTGATGACTTTTGGGCGCTTTCTCACGCGCTGATTAATGAACCCCTCGATCACTCCACGAAACGCAAATCAACATGGCAGATGGAAGCATGACAGAGCAACTTATTCACTCACACACTACCGATGGCACAGAGAGCAAATCTGTGTACAGCTTTGACCCGAACCCGGAGCCCGTTGATACAAACAGTTGGATGACTCGTTATTGTGAGCTGTTTTACAACGATTTTGATGATTACTGGGAGCCGCCTATTTCTTTAAAAGGGTTAGCCGAAATTGCCAACGCGAACGGGTACCACGGTTCGCTGCTGAAAGCGCGGGCCAACTATGTGGCGGGGCGTTTTATGAATGGCGGTGGTTTGCCGATGTACAAGATGAATTCGGCGTGCTGGGACTATTTCGGCCTTGGCATGTCGGCATTTGTGAAGATTCGCAGCTACATGAAGAATGTGATCGCCCTTGAGCCGTTGCCCATGGTTCACATGCGCAAGCGCAAGAACGGGGACTTTGTTCAGTTGCTGCGTAACAACGAGCAAAAGGTGTTTAAAGCGAAGGATGTGATTTTTATTCCCCAGTATGACCCGCAGCAGCAAATTTATGGCTTGCCTGATTACTTGGGCAGCATTCAAAGCAGTTTATTGAACCGTGACGCGACTTTGTTTCGCCGCCGCTATTACCTGAACGGTGCGCACATGGGCTTTATTTTCTATGCGACCGACCCGAACTTGAGCGAAGCCGATGAAAAGGCACTGAAAGAGAAGATTGCCAGTTCTAAGGGGATCGGTAATTTCCGCAGTATGTTTGTGAACATCCCGAACGGCAAAGAGAAAGGCATTCAACTGATTCCGGTGGGCGATATTGCCACGAAAGATGAGTTTGAGCGGATCAAGAACATCACAGCGCAAGATATTTTCGTGGGGCATCGCTTCCCAGCAGGCATGGGCGGCATGTTACCGCAGCAAGGTGCGAATGTGCCGGACCCGCTAAAAGTCAGCCAAGTGTATGACTTCTATGAGGTGATTCCGGTGTGTAAGCGCTTTATGGATGCGGTGAACAATGACCCAGAAATACCGGATAATTTGAAGCTTAAGTTTAATTTGAATCCGGGTGTGGAGTCGGCCAATGGCAGCGCTGTATAAGATTGAATCCTACAGTGATGAAGCGGCGCGGCAAATTGGCGGCTTTATTACTGAGCACGGTGGCCGCTGTGTGGTGGCGGGGTTTGCGGTGATTACGGATCACTTGTTTCAGCATGGCGATGCTTTTCAGGTGTTGCCTTTGGTTGCTCGCACTAGCGATCAGCTCTCTGAGTGGGATTACCAACAGTTTTCATATTGATAAACTGTACAAAAACACAGCTTATTGACGTATGATTATCGCGTCAGTCAAAAAAAAGCTAGGTGTTATTATGAGAGTGTTCTGCCCTGAGTGCGAAGGTAAAGCCCGAATTCAGAAGACGAACCGCTTTACCGTTGGTGTTGCGGATTTGTATTGTGCGTGCTGTGACCCCGAATGCGGCCACACGTTTGTGATGAACCTTTCTTACAGCCATACGCTGAGCCCATCTGCCAAAACAACTAGCCAACTGGCGTTTGATTTGTGTAAAGCGTTGCCGCCAGAAGCGCGGCAACGGCTTAAGCATCAGCTTTCTATGTTGTGATCAACTGCTGCAAAATCTTGGGTTTTCGACTTCTGAGGCCATCTCAATAATACTGAGAATGGCCTTTTGTTTATCTGTATCCAAACTTCCGTGTGAATCAGCCATGACGAGCCGTGCGAGGTATGCCCCCGCTTGTCTCGTTCGCTCCGTGCTTTCGCTGCTGGCTACTCCGTCCAGAATTATTTCAAGTGCTGATAGTGCAACATCACAGTGATTGATATTGCCTAAGTGTTTTAATTCAGACATTTGACTGTCTCCTACTGACGTTTACTGTATATTAATACAGTGATTTTATGCTCTCAATTTTTTTATTGGTTTTATTGTCTATACTGATAGATAGCTCAATCTATTGCGTATTAGACGCCGTACTCTAAAAGTTAATATTCGTCGGCGTTGCGACCTACATCAGTTTTTGTGGTTGCCTGACCTCAGTTGGCATAACGGCTTGTTTTATCCGCCAAATTTGGCGACTGAGGTTATTGAATGGCAAAAACGATTCACGATATTGATCCCATCATGCAGTTTTTCACGCAGGAGCGTTTGCGTAAGCGCTTAACTCAGCAGCAGGTTGCCGAGCGTGCTGGCGTTTCGCTGCGTATGTTGCAGCGGTTAGAGCAAGGGGAACGAGTGGTGGATATTGCCCAGATTCGGCGTTTAAGTGCGGCGCTTGAGATTTCAGTGGGGCATATGATCATGCACGGGGCGGTGAGTTCTCCCGATGGTAAGCAGGTGGATTCTCTCCCCGCGCCGATTCGTGATTGTTTGATTGAGTTGATTAAGTCGATTAATGATGAAATTGCGGCGCAAAGCCGCAGCGCATAGCGGATACAACAAAGCGCCCGCAGGCGCTTGGTGGTGTTTTCCTTTCTTACTCTTCTGTTGTCGTAACCTCAGTGATCTGTCTGTGGTTTTGGTTAAACCAGCAGGTGACGCCATTCTCTTTTCTTATCCAGTACCACTCTGGTTTTTGCAGGTGAGGCGGTAGTTTGATTATCTCCCGTTCTTCTCCGTGTATATCCACCGATACTACGGTTACTTCATCTGGTTTTGGTAACACAGTGAAGGTGAAGGTTTCGCCCTGAAATTGGATGATTTCACCATCTAGATCGATGGTTTCTGCAGGCCGATGTGATTGGTAGGTTTTTCCAACTAGTAGTTGCATGGTTCATTTCCCCCTTTAATGGATTGGCAGTTTTTCAACTGATCCAGTTTGAATGGTTTCAAAATGATTGATTGCCACGGCTAGCATCTTTGCAGCTGCTTTTTTTGCATCGTCTACGGTTTGGCAATTGCACTCGTTCAGGTAATTTTCGATGTGCTTCGCGGCCAATGCTTCGGCTTGTTTTTCAGTAACAAATTTATTCATGATTCATTTCCCTATTTTAGATAGCACACCGAACAGCGCCGCAGCTTGCATTTTCATGGCCATGCGGTTTTCAATTCGAGAGGTCAGATTTTTTAAAGCCAATAGCTTTTCAAAATCGCTGACACCCGCGCTTAGGTTTTCTAACTTTTCTTCTAAAGCGCCTGAAATTACATCAACCGTTTCTTGGTCAATCTCGTTGTTTTTGTCCATAACTAGCTCCTACGCTAATGGCCAGTCGCCTTCCAACTCTTGGAAGAACGATAGGTCTGGTTGTGAATGTTCTTGTGGTTTCTGGTTTAGCTTCTCCATTTGCTGTTCGAACTTCTCCCAGCCTTCGAAGCGGCACCAAATGTCGCTATCGACCTCGCGTTTTACTTCAACCAAACGCGCTGGCCTGATTTTTCCGTGTTCATCTACCTCCGCAGGGCGGATTTTCAGTTCTGTTTCGTCATCGAGTCGCAATGTGCTGCCTTTAAACAGGGCGCTGATGGCGACTTCATCAACAATCTGATCGTTTTGTGATCCTTTTAGCCTGTCCGGCTGTAACAAACGGGTTAGCTGAGTGCTGACCTGTCCGGTAAAGGGCTCCGTACAGTTATTGACAGAACTCCGAGAGGCGGCAGAGCCGCCAAAGGCAGTCGCTTCGCTCCCAAAACCCACCGCTTCACCTTCTGTGGTTTCCTTGCCCTTGCGTTTGATTGTCCAAACCTTTTCACGGGTTTTAATGACTTGCTCTGGTGTAGCGATGCCTTCCAGCTTGCGGATGGCTTCAGCGTAAGGAGAGGCAAACGGCAGCTCTTGATACACGTTGGTGACTAATAGCTCTTTTCGTTTCACGAAGGGGCCACCTTGATTCATGATGTAGCCATGCCAACGCCCTTCATCTGCAGAGCGCAGCACAGCGGCTACATGGGGAATCTCGGTTTTGGCGCGGGCTTCGTAGCTTTGGGCGATCACTTCAACCAGTTCTTGATTGGTCATGACTCGCGCTGGCTTGTAAGCGCCAACGAGTTGATAGTGCAGCAGCTCATACATGCTGATGAGATCGGCTCTTTCCTGCATGAAGATGTACTCCATGAAGGCTTTTTTATTCTGGTTCGCGAGGCGGCGCAGTTCGCGGTATGTGGTCACAGGCGCACCACCGAAGAATTGAAACTGGCGAATACTCCAGCGGCTTTTCCATGCGCTGACGTTGCGTGCCATGTCTTTGACTGGCTTTCCGGTTTCGTCTGATATGTCGCCATCCATCGCGTAGCCGTCGATGTTCTTTGAAATGTATTTGGCGATGTAACCCGTGGCCGTGCCTTTGGTTGGGTCGATGTAGCCAAAGTCACAGCGTGGGCGGTAATCAAGCGGCCCCACATACACGCCTTTGCGAAATGGCTTTTGTTTCTCTTTTTCGAATTCTGGGTGCAGTTCGCCCCGGTCTTCTTCTGTCGCGTAGGTGATGAAGGTGTCACGCACGGCGGAAATGTCTTCCTTTCTTACCCAAATCAGCAAATGCCAGTGTGGCGTGCCATCGTGATGCGGCTCGGCCACTCGCACACCAAACCAACGGATTTCGTCACGGTTCAGTTTGGCGCGGATCAGCTGCCACTTTTTGTTTAAGTAGGCTTGAGCATCGCGCGGGCTGGCTCCGTTCCAGTGGTCGATAAAGCCGCCTTTTTTGTAGCTGTTGTGGTACTTCGACGGCGTGGTGAGAGTGAGAAACAAGCCTTGCAAACCTAGCTCGGTGCCGATGTCTTCACAGCCACGGCAGCGCACCATCAATTCATGGCGGCGAATCGCAGGGTTAGAAACGCTCTTTTTGACCATGTCCCACAGGTCGTGCTCTTCTTCGGTTTCTTCATCGAACAGCACCATGTTTTTGATGGCTTCATAGTTGCGTTGCTGCTGCTCTTGGTGCTCGCGCACACAATCCCAACTCGCATAAGGTGAGGCGTTGTTGGATACCTGCCCCATGGCGATGGCGAGGTGTTCACGCATGATTTTGCGCACTTTGACTAAGCGGCCAAGCCACCACGAATCACTGATCATGCGCATGATGTCGCTCGATGCTGAAAGGTGGTTTTGTGCTTTGTATTTGCGCGGCGCTTTAATGCCAAAAGTTTGGGTGCAGAAGTGGGCGAGCGCTTCGTAAGCATCAACAACCGCTTGGTCTACATCTTCTTCGCGGTCGGCATGTTTGCGGCTGGCTGTGAGCTGCAAATAGGCTTCCATAATTTTGGCAATGCGGAATGCCATGTCGCGCAGTTCGTCTTGCTCTAATTCAGCAAGCAGGCGCTGTTTTACTGGTTTGCGGTTTTTCTCTGCGGCTTCGAAATCAAACTTCATTTGTGGTTTGGTTTCAGGCAGTGGTGAAAAGTCGCTTTGATCAGTGTCCTCATATTCTTCACTGAGCAAAGCCACCTTTTGTGTGTTAGGCAGTTGTTTGTATTGTTGCAGCACTTTGAGCACGCGCTCTTTGGCTGGGCGCATTTTTTCACGCAGGAAGGTATTCGCCGCTCGCGAGCCCTTTTTCTCATAAGTGCGGATGTAGCGTTCAGCAAAGTATTTCGCGAGGTATGGCGGCACGTCTTGAAAAAAGGCTTTGCGCCACTCGTGAGAAAGCGCATCGACTTCGTAAAGTCGGCGCTCGATCACGCTCATGTCGTCAGGCTCAACGTTCGCGACTTTATGGCCAGCGGCAATCGCTGTCACGTCATAGTTAATCGGTGACAGCGGCGCTTGCCAAGGAAAGTCGAACAGCTCGATTTCTGCAGGTTGGGAGAGGGTTTGCATTCGCTTTTAACCGTTACGTCTGATTCGATAATTCAAAATCCATTGAACGTACGTGTAACCAAGCTCCATTTTTTCCGCTATTTCGCAGGGTCTTACGCCTTCGTCGTGCAACTGCCGACACAGTTCAACGTCATGATTACTCACCTTGGCTAGATGGTGCTTTTCACCATGCTTTCTCATGCTGATGCCAAGCGTTTCCGCTTTTGAATTGACCGCTGGCTTTGTTCTGCCCAGCTTTTCGGCGATTTCATCACTCGACATATCTTGGGCATGTTTCGCTAGAAATAGGATTTCCGTCTCACTCCATCTTGAGCGGGTGGTAACGCCTGTTCTCATGCGGCCTCCTTCTGGTTTTCTTGCTTGGCGATTGGCATTCCGCAATGCGGGCAAGTGGTGTCACTCTCTTTCACTTGGTTTGGGCAGTAAGGGCAAAGGGTGATTGTCATACTGCCTCCATTTCCTGAGTGCTAATGATGAGATAACCGCCCTTGCCATAACCTTTGCTAATCACCCCATTTTTTAGGTGCTTACAGCTCAGGTCTAAACACGCTTGCTTTACGGCTTGCTCTTCGGTTTCAAAGTCGCCAATCAAAACATTGGCGACTTCTTGTGTTTCCTTGTTGCGAATAATTCCGCCATCAGGACAAAGTAGGATTGCGGCGTACTGCATCAAATCGCCTCCCCTACAAACGCGATAACGTGGTTTTTCTTGATCGCATTGGTGTTTGTGCTGTTTAACACTTGGATGATTTTGTGCTTGCTGACTAACGCCTTTCCTGCCGATGATTTGGCTCGAAACACGATCACATCTAGGGCTTGGTATTCATCCAGCTCATAAGCATCAACAAATGCCTTTGAACCTGAGGCCATTGCGTTGAACTCTGCCTCGGTAATGTCGCGGTGATGGATGGCCATATCAAAACGCCTCCAATGATGTGCCGATAACTGGCTGGCACTCTTCCCACCATTCCGCCATGCGTTTGGCGAGTTTTTTGTTACTGGTGCAACTGGCTAGGAAGGTGAGAGAGCGAATCGCCCCTGCTGCTTGAAAGTGGCTAGAGCCAACGGTGGTTTGGTTAAACACGACAACCCAGAAGCACCACCACCCAAGCAGGAACAGGTGACTTCTCAGCTTTTGAACAGTGCATGTGTAGTTGTGGTTTGCGAGCATTGCCCGTTCAAAGTGGATTTGGACAACGTCTTCACCATCCAGCTTTAACTGAGAAAAAGCGGCAAGAAAGATAGGGATTTGGTCTACGGGAAAGCCTTCATCTTTGAGCATTTCAACCAAAGAGGCACGATATACCGTGATAGCGAAATCGTTCATGCTTTCACCTCGGCCTGTTCTGTGGCTTTGGCTTCTGCGTCGTCTTCACGGGCTTCGATGATCAGCTCTGTGAGTTGGCTTTCAATGGCGAGGAGTCTTTCGAGGGCGTTATCCCAGTGAAGATAAACCGTCTTATCAATCAAACGTTTGTATGGTGTTTCACCCGATAAAAATGACTGAGGCGAAACCGCATAAACCTCAAAAGCGTTAACGTGAGCGGAAAACTTAGTGAATATGAACAACACATCCGTATTCGCCATAGCCAGTACGTTGATGGCGTGAACGATGTCGTAAATGTCACGGTTTTTAAGTGCAGAATCAGGCTCGCAAATTTCTTTGAACTTACTTTTAGGGCCTCGTTCAACAAAGCCCCATAACTGACCTTTTGCGAAAAGCGGCTCAAATTGACAATTCTTCTCAAGCTCAACAAGTTGAAGACACTCACTCAGCAGTTCAGACGATTGTCTTCTGAGCTCAGCTAATTCTTTGAGATCATTACGAGTCGAACCTAACGCAGCTTTCGCCTCTTCACTAATCGCCATGAGTTGTGCCATGGCTTGTTCCAGTTCTTTATTCATCTTCATTGCTCCTACGCTAAGACGAAAAAAAAGCCCCCCTTTCCTTGTGGAACACTGCGGGGGCAACGGGGTTGGCTAGGTTTAAAGGAAATCGGGCGCTTTCAGTTGGCTCACGTTGCCTACTTCACACTCAAAGCGTTTGGTCACTTTGTTCATCTCTTCCAGCCCACGGCGCACCTTTTGGCGCTCGATGTCATTGAGTTGGTCAAAGGTGACGTTTGCGATTTTCGGGTCAAGATCACCCGCAATGCAGCACATGGCGCGTTGCTTGAGGGTTAGCGCGTTATAGGCTTTGCGCACCTTGTTGCGCTTGTAGCTGCTTTCAAACAGGGCGTGCGCCATCGCAATACTGTGCGCGGCGGGCACATGCGGCAGCGTGGCGAGGTAGGCATCTACCTCTGCGCGGCTGCGTGGTGCGTGGTACTGCGGCAGGTTCACGGCTTCACTGCGTTCTGCCGTTTGCATTTGTTGCTTATTGCGCTGCACTTGCTGGCGCGTTTCTGCGATGGCTGACATGGTGTTTTCTCCTTATGCGAATCCGGGGATTGGCGCACCTTGAGCCATGAAATCCGAACCCATTTGAATCAAGGGTTGCAGGCCTGTTGTGCGTTTTTCTAAATCGGCGATCAGTAATGCCAAGTTGCCCAAGGCGGCTTGGCACTTCGCGAGGGTTTTGCGCTTACGGCTGCGCGGTAAACGCTCTGCGGTGCACATTTGCATTGCATCACTAGAGAGTTCCCCACAAAGCGAGGTGTTGAGCAGTACGCGCTCAATGATGTTTTTATCGTCCCCTTGCTCTGGCAGCGCCACGGCAACGACGCCGCAATCACTGAACAAGGTATTGATGATGGTGTAATCCCCTGATGCCTTGCACAGCAGCACTAAATCAACTGGGCTCAGTTTGTGCGGCTGTGCAGGGTTGAGCATGTTGCGCAGCGATTGCCCGTCTAACGAAATGCGTTTGGCGAGCTGTTCAATATTGTGATTGACAACGAAATCACTGCAAACGGCGTTGTAAGCTTGCTGTTTGCGTTCACGTAATTCATACATGGCGATGTCAGAAACCATAATTAACAATCCTTATATAAAAGGCGGTATGCAAATGACTGACGCTGCAAACAGATGTAGCCACAACGGGCAATAGTTTTTAGTTGGAATCAGGGAGGAGAAACGCATGATTACCCCAGCACCTGCATAGCTTCACGCGCTGCGATTTCGTGCATCGCAACCATGTTGACTAAGGGTTTTTCTTTCGTTTTGGTTTTGGGTTTGATGATGATTCGCCCTTCTGCGATGTACTGGCGAATGGTGCCCATCGGTAAACCGGAAATGACGGAATACTTTTCACAGGTCACGTATGGGCTTTCGGGTGCTACCTCATATGTCAGCATGGTGATATCCTTAAACGTTGTTAAATCATCGGTTCTATTCGGTCTTGGTCGGCGTTGGAACCGGAACACAAACAGATATTAGATCGTCATTTGACAACTGTAAATGCCAATCAACGATCTAATTCACATTTTTGGAATTTATGAAATGTCAGACGACAAGATAATGCCATTTGACTATTTGAAGGGGGACGCCTTCACATCGAAACTCAAAGAGATAACAAAATGTAAAGATTTCTTTGAGTTAGGTGCTCTTTTGAATATCCCAAAGGCAACTTTCAGCACTTGGAACACTCACGACAGAACGTCACATGAATTGATGGTGAGACTTCATTTGGCTCTTGGCATTCCTATTGAAGAGTTAGCCCTCAAGCCTGAGGATTTAAAAAGATTTCAACCGCGAGTTTCTGAACCTAAAAAAAGCTATCAATTCGAGATGGCAAAGAATCCCCAGCATGAAACCGTCATTCTCAAATCGTTCTGCCTCTCAAACGGTCAGCTTCTTGAAACTGGCGAGATCCCTTATCCCGTTCGCCGGATGAATAGCTTTAACCTGAAATCTGGCAGCACGATTGAAGTTGAAACCAATGAGGCGCTTTATCTGGTGGATAACGATTCGCGTGATGCGGTTTCCGGTAACTACTTGATTGATATTGATGGCCGCTTGTCGGTTAACCATATTCAGCGTTTACCCGGCAAAAAGCTGGCGATTGCGTTTGGTGAAAGCACGATTGAAGTATCAGAACACGACATTAAAGTGCTTGGCCGTGTCGCGGTGACTCTAAGAAAAGATTGATTTTTGATATTTGGCTAGGTAACTAAAATGGAATTAATTTTTGTACTTCTATTCATTGCCTTATTTTGCTTTTACATGGCAAGTAAGGCATCAAAAAAGAAAGACAATTCTTTAACACCTAAAGCGAAAAATGCTAAGCCAACTGGTAATGTCGCTTTATCTGTATCCATTACAACATCTGATTCATATGCTGATGAAAAAGAATATGAAGAGGTATCTCCTATTCCATTTGATGATCGCAAAATTATGCTCATTGATGGACAGAGATATTATGTTGCGTGGGTCGGAACATCACCTGAAGCTACTTTCTCGGTCAATCGCAAAGAGAAAGTAACTATGAGCCCTAATCATATTCTTATAAGAAATGATGCAATTCATGTTGCCGAAATAAATGGTGACGACATCAAGGTTATTCCAACTCTTGAAATATCTAGCCAGATTCAGGTTAAAGGACATAACCGCCGCTCCTTTTGGGAATGGATGCGGATAATAAACCCTAATTTCTCATGGAATTTTCATAGAGCCTATCCCGAATATGAAACATCCAATCGTGATTACTCATTAATTTGGGAAGGTGAGTTAGCTCCAACAACATTTACTCGATATGTACATCATGGGTATGACAGAACAAGAAAACGTGAAACGGTTACCCCAATTGCGTTGTATAAGGGGAAACTAACAGGCGAAACGAAACTAAAAATAATCGACTCTGAACAGAAAGAGATCACTTTTTGCACCGGAGACATTGATACCATGCTAGCTACTGAAGGCTATAAAAAAATGCACTTCAATGATTGGGTTAGCAATGTCCTTTCTGTTCAAGGTTAATAATGTCCGTCCGTAACCTTAAAGATGGCAGCAAAAAACCGTGGCTTTGCGAGTGTTACCCGCAAGGCCGCGAAGGTAAGCGCGTGCGTAAAAGATTCGCCACCAAAGGTGAGGCCACCGCTTATGAAAACTTCATCATGCGTGAGGTGGATGATAAACCGTGGATGGGGAGTAAGCCTGACAATCGGCGGCTGAGTGACATCGTTGAATTATGGTACTCGCATTACGGTCGTACATTAGTGAATGGTGATGTGATCATTCAAAAGTTTCACCACATGGTGAATGCGATGGGCAACCCTATCGCAGCCACCTTTTCAGCAAAAACTTATTCAGACTTCCGAAGCAGACGTATGTCCGGCGAGCTTATTTTTGTTGATGGACGTTGGAATCGAGGCAAACCCAGCATTTCAACCATGAATTCTGAGCTGGCACGTTTTAAAGCGGTATTCAATAAACTGAAAGAACTGGGTGAATGGAACGCACCAAACCCGCTTGATGACGTAAAGCCATTTAGGGAATCAGAAAGGGAGATGTCTTTCCTCACCACCGAGCAAATCAAACTGCTGCTTGAGTTAGTTGCTCAACACGAAATTGCTGACATGCTCAAGATTGTTAAGATTTGCCTTTCAACTGGCGCACGCTGGAATGAGGCGGCAAAACTGCGGGGCAGTCAGCTATCCGAGTATAAAATTACCTACACAAACACCAAAACCAAAAAGAACAGGACGGTACCTATTTCTCGCGAACTCTACGAGGAGATATACAAACCAACTTCTGGCCGTTTGTTTGAAGAGTGCTATACACCGTTTTGCTACATTCTAAAAAATAAGCTCGGAATTACTCTTCCATCTGGACAAGCTTCTCACGTATTGCGTCACACCTTCGCCAGCCACTTTATGATGAATGGCGGCAATATTTTGGTGCTGAGAGATGTTCTTGGCCATGCTGATATCTCGATGACGATGCGTTATTCGCACTTTGCCCCCGACCATTTGTCAGACGCGATCACACGAAACCCGCTTTCCAATTTGTAAATTCTCAGCCTGCCGCCACAAAAATTTTCATCGCCACCGCCGCCACTTTGTCGCCACTATCATATTTCAGCGAAAAAAAAGAGCCGTTAAAAACGGCTCTTAATCATTCGATTTTTCCGATTAATTTAAGGCTTACTCACGCCCGTAGACGTTGTTCTCTTGCTCTTGAACACGGATAAATGTTGTACGCTTAGTTAGCTCGCGAAGCTCCGCCGCTCCTACGTATGTACAGGTTGAGCGCACGCCGCCGAGGATATCTTGAATGGTGCCGTGTACGCTGCCACGGTATGGCAATAGTACGGTTTTTCCTTCGGCTGCACGGTAACCTGCTACACCGCCAGAATGCTTGTCCATCGCGCTCTTCGATGACATGCCGTAAAATTTCATGAAGGTTTCGCCATCTTTTACGATAAGTTCACCACCCGCTTCTTCATGGCCTGCCAGCATACCGCCAAGCATCACGAAATCCGCGCCGCCGCCAAAGGCTTTCGCGACATCTCCCGGACACGTACAGCCGCCGTCACCGATGATGCGACCACCAAGGCCGTGCGCAGCATCTGCACATTCGATAATCGCGGACAGTTGTGGGTAGCCGACACCGGTTTTTACGCGAGTAGTACACACAGAGCCAGGACCAATACCCACTTTAACAATATCGGCACCCGCTAAAATGAGCTCTTCACACATATCACCAGTCACCACGTTACCGGCAGAAATCACTTTATCAGGAAACGCAGCGCGAACTTTTTGTACATATTCAACAAGGTGCTCAGAATAACCATTCGCGATATCGATACAGATGAAGATCAATTCATCCGACAGCGCCATCACGTCTATGGTTTTTTGGAAATCCGCTTCTGATGTGCCAGTTGAAACCATAACATTGTTCAGCGTTGCTTTGTCGGCACTTTTCACAAACTCAGCCCAATCCGACACAGTGTAATGTTTGTGTACTGCGGTCATCACACCATGCTCAGCCAAGGCTTTAGCCATGGCAAAACTGCCTACCGAGTCCATATTGGCGGCAATCACAGGTACGCCTGACCATTGACGACCACTATGTTTGAAAGTAAACTCGCGGGTTAAATTTACTTGAGAACGGCTTTTCAGGGTTGAACGTTTCGGGCGAAACAGGACATCTTTAAAACCTAACTTAAGTTCTTGTTCGATACGCAT